GTTGTTGCTGGGAAAGGAGTAAACGCTGACGTTTGTATTGTGTTATTGGGAAATACATATCCACTTAATGTTTTTATATATCCTGTTGCAGTTACACTGCCTTGTACGGTAGCATTGCCCCCTGCGGAAATATTTCCCTGTGTAGTAATAGTGCTGTATGCAGTAATGCCGCCGTGTGTGGTTGTAATGCCGCCGTAGACATTTAGTGAGCCTTGGCTAGACACTATATTTCCGCGTAGATTTAATGCACCTTGTGTTGTAACATTACCTTGGTAATCTATATAGACTTTGCTGGCCCAAGAATCAAGAGCACCGGTATACAGGCCAAAATCTGCCAGTGTTCCTAGTTGTTGTTTGTCTCCAATAATTCTAAGACTGCTGTTTACTGTGTCAATTCCTAGACCAACTGCGGTGCCAGAACCACGTGTTTGTAGTATCTGTAGTCCTTGCCCGGGATTCCCTGTTGATCCGTTGTCAAACTGTATTATGGTATTTTGAAATCTTACTCTGCCTGTTCCGTTAGGATCAAATACTATGTTTTCGTTAGTAAATGCTGTGGAAATTGTTGCACTAGTAATAACAAGATCACCTGTGCTACCATTACCTGCTCCGCCACCACCTCCACCTCCGCCACCTGTGGCTGTACTGAGATAGTTAAAATTAGCATTAATTTTATTAAAGGCTGTGCGTAGGCTATCTCCGTCGCCTTTGTTTGCTGAAGTGCCGGTATTGATATATAGGATGGTCATACCAGTATTTATTTTTAAATCTGGCTTTGTATCCAATCGATCAGAGTAATTTGCGGTTTCCAGTCAATATATTGTTGAGTTAGCGATAGATTGGCCTGTGTGCTGACTGCGTAGCCTTCTAACTCAGTTTCAAACACTATTTTTGCTCTAAAAGCCCTAGCAACGTCAATTAACTTATGACTTATTCCAGTTCCTATGTCCAGTGTTTGTTGTTTTGGCCTTTGCTGGCAACAGGCCAATAATGCTCTAGCAGTATCGCTAACGTGTATGAAGTCTCTGCTCTGTTCACCAGTGCCTCTTACCACAATCTGTTCGCCAAGTTTTGTCTGCTTGAGCCACTTGCCTATGACCAGCCCGCTAGGGTCATTTTCGCTGTAATTGGTAAACAGGCGTAGATTTGTATAGTTTAATCCTTTACTGCGCCCATACATTTCAATACTTTGTTCTCCTGCTAACTTAGTCCAACTATAGGGGTTTAATGGTCCTTGACCGTTACCGTACACTGAACTAGAGCTAGAATAAATTAGGTGTTTGCCCTGTTCAGAACAGATTCTAGCAATTTGATCTGTGACTCCTATATTGTTGTTTCTGTAGTCGTTGGCCAACTTCCAGCTGGGAGGAATCCTAGGAGTGGCCGCAAGATGTACCACAGTGTCACAATAGCGTATTTTTCGTAAAAAGGGATGGATATCTTTTTCTAAATCTTCGCCTTCTATGCGATCTATACCTAGCCATTCGATACTGTTTTGATCTAGCAATTGAGTAAAATTACTACCTATCCAGCCTCGGTGTCCGGTAATTAATAGCTTGTTCATATTGTGCCTTTATGTTATAATTATCTTGTAATCATCCCCACTATAAATAATTTTGTTATGACAACTTTAGTATTAAACAAAGACGGTAATCCAGTCAGTATGTTGCCTTTGAGTATAATTTCTTGGCAAGAATCAATTAAGTACATGGTTTTGGAAAAAGCTCACGTGCTCGAATGGTATGAGGATTGGACCGTACATTCGGCCCGCTGGGAAACAAACGTTCCGGCCGTAATCATGCTGACTGAATATCAGAAACCTAAAATTTCTGTCCGTTTTTCAAAACAAAATGTTTTTCTTAGAGACGGGTATCGGTGTGTGTACTGTGAAACAGATGTCAACAAACGTACAGCCACACTAGATCATATCTTGCCAACTAGTCACGGCGGCAAGACCACATGGGAAAATTCTTGTACAGCCTGCTCCGACTGTAATAGTCGCAAGGGCAACGATAAACGTATTAAACCAAAGAAAGCCTTTAGTCGTCCTAACTATTTTCAGTTAGTTGATCAACGCAAGAAGCTAGGGTTTGATCTTGCTCATCCTAGCTGGGCTATGTATTTGGGACTAGGTGTTTAACGTTCTCGGTATGTAACGCGACCTTTGGTCATATCGTAGGGGCTCATTTCTACTTTGACACGGTCGCCTTCGAGGATTTGAATACGGTGCTGGCGCATCTTGCCAGAAATAACTGCTGTGATCACATGATTTTCTGTGATGCGTACCCTAAACATTGCGTTGGGTAATACTTCCTCGACCCTACCTTCTGCTTGAATTGCTTCTTCTTTTGCCACTTATTTACTTTCTCCTTTTAGTGCATTCATGGTCATTTCTTTTGCCTTTACTCTGATTTCGGCTTCTTCGGCCTGGAGCATTTTGTGTCCAATCATATTCATAAACTCAGTCAGAGCCTTTTCGCCCTCTGTTGTCCAATGACTATAATCAGCACCAACGGCACTATGGTAATAATACTTACGGTTGTGCATTAGCTCTGTAACGCCACCGTATACAAATTCTTTAATTGCGCCGCGATCCATTTTAGATTTTTTCACCTTTCGCAAAACCGCGGAATCGAAGGAATCGGGGGAACCGTAAAGAGTAAATGTCCTCACTGTCTTGGCTCCTAGTCGCCGCATCTGCTCTAACTTCCACAATCTGACCAACCATTTCGTCCTTGCTACTCCAATATGAAGTGCGTTGATCATCTGTAAAGCCAGACCCCACGTTAACTCGAATAACTTTTCCATCATCTTCGCCTTCACAGATTAATGCTCCTAATCGTCCTTCATTCTTGCCTGTACCTTCTTCAACTGCTGTAACAGCCAGACTAACTTCAATAAATGGTTTCATTTTAAGCCAGCTGACACTACGCTTGCATTCGTATTTGGCATCTGGATCTTTGATCATAATGCCTTCGTAGCCTGCTTCAATAGCATCTTTGTTGTACTGTTTAAATTGTAGCTCGCCAACGTAGGTGCCAAGGTCTACTTCTGTTTGTTCAATAACATCAATATGGCCCGCCAGATCAAAAACAGGCTTGAATGTTTTTAACAATGCTGAACGTCGACGCTGACCCATAGTACTGCGCCCTGTCCTAAATTCAGCCAATGGAATAATATCGAACAGCATTAGTCGAGCATCACCTGCCTGTACATCGTCTTTGCGGTGTACCTGTTTCATAAGGTCTTGAAAGCTCTTGGATACTACTTCGCCGTCTAACACATAGCTTCTACCAATAGCATCCATATGACTAAGCAGTCCGTTGGCAATATGGCTGAAGTTTTCTAGTACCTTGCCGTTTCGAGTGTACTGTGTGACTGTGCGGGCTTCGTAGTCAACTACTGTAAGACAACGAACTCCGTCTAGCTTTGGCTCAACCAATTTAACGCCCGTGATCTTCTTTTCGTGATTGGCTCCATCGTGGGCCAGCATACATTCAAACACCGGAACTGAAAACTGCTTTTTGCCTGTTTTCTTTACCACAGAGTTTACTGTTTTTTCACTCACACCACAACGCAGATCTTTAATAAGGATCCGACGATACCAATCATTCCACTGTGCTTTGGTGCTGGCTCCTAATGCCAATTCAATTGCATCACGGGCTTCGTGTCCTGTTAACTTTCTAGTGTACAGCAAGTGGGCCAGTTCTTTGAATGCTTCCCAGGGCAAGCCTTGCCCATCTGGGCCAGCAAAGGTAGGAACTTTTTTAACACCAAATGTGGTAAATTTATCCAGTGCTAGACTAACACCTTGAAAAAACTCAGTATTCTCAGCAAGTGCTTCTCGTTCAATGATTGCTTCTTTGGCCAAGCGACTGTTGTCTGCTTCAAGTTCTTGAATAATAGTGTGCATTATAGACTTTCTGTGTGTTTGCATTTACCGCGGAAAGTAAACCCAGGGCAGGTACAAGTCTTAGCATCTGGATCTACTGAATAGGTTTGACCTTTACTGCCTTGTACAGTAATAAGATTGGATTTTATTTTGACGTTAAACGGATTGGGCACAACTTCTGTAAAAGTGCGTCCTCGTTTGTCAAATCCTTTGATTGGATTTTTAAAGTAAAACGGAGAGGTTTCACCTTTTTTGATGTAGGCAACTAGATTGTTACCATCTAAAAGATATACGTGATTTGGGCTATCCCACTTTGTGGTCTCTTTAAGAGCTTGCATAATCAACTGGCTTTTCTGTTGAACATGCTAATATTATAGCAACTTTTACCAGAGTTGTCAACCACAGGTTTTACCAAAATCATACGCTAAAACTACTACCACAACCGCAGGTAGTTTGGGCATTTGGGTTACGGATTACAAACTGACTGCCCATTATTTCTTCTTTGTAATCGATTTCTGCACCAATTAAGTATTGGTAACTCATACTGTCTATTAGAATTTTGACCTGCTCTTTTTCAATAACAAAGTCATCTTCATTTTGGATTTCATCAAAAGTAAATCCATAGCTAAATCCGCTACACCCGCCACCCTGTACAAATACTCGTAATTTTAAATTTGGATCTTGTTCTTCTACTAAGAGGTCTAGTACCTTCTCGTAGCAGGCTTCAGTTATTGTTATTGGATCCATATTTTTCTTTGTAATTGTCTACTGCGGCTTTGATAGCATCTTCTGCAAGTATGCTACAATGTATTTTAACCGGTGGAAGGGCAAGTTCTTCAGCAATTGAGCTATTAGTAATTTCTCGTGCTTGGTCAAGCGTCCTTCCCTTGACCCATTCGGTGATGAGACTCGAGCTGGCGATTGCTGAGCCACATCCGTATGTTTTGAATTTGGCATCTACAATTATTCCTTCTTCTACTTTGATTTGTAATTTCATTACATCGCCACAGGCTGGTGCGCCTACCATTCCTGTACCAACTCCTTCTTCATCTTTGGCAAAACTACCCACGTTACGAGGGTTTTCATAATGATCGAGGACTTTGTCTGAGTAGGCCATATTATTGGGCGCAGGTCCTGGTTCTAGTAACAGTACCGTCTGGGTTTTGGACTTCAGTCCATGGGCTACAATTTTGGCTCTGTCCATAATACGGAGCTGGTTGTTGAATGACCACCGGAGCTGGTTGCTGTACGATAACAGGTGGTTGATTGCGGGCAATTTCGTATCCAATAACACCACCGATAATAGTCGGTGCTACCCAAACCCATCCATTGCTGTGCGGACGCCAATAACCGTGGTTATGGTAGCCGTGATGTTGTGCCATTGCTGATGCACTGGCCGCTAGTAGTAAAATTGCTAGGATTTGTTTCATATAGTTCTCCCATCTGTATTTATAGCTTAAATACTAGCATGATTACGTTTACAGAGCAAGCCTATAAGAAAATTCAGCAACTTTTGGTAAAACGAGGTAAAGGTATAGGCATTAGATTGGGCGTAAGGACCACTGGATGCAGTGGCCTAGCCTATGTATTAGAGTATGTAGACAAATACGAAAGTGAAGTTGGCGTAACCAATTATGCCCAGGCTGATTTTGTAGTGTTAGTTGATGCTAAAGCAGACGCATATTTAGATGGGCTAGTAGTAGATTGGGTCCGTGAGGGACTAAACGAAGGGTTTGACTTTAAGAATCCAAATGAGCGTGACCGTTGTGGTTGCGGAGAAAGTTTTAGAGTTTAAAAACCGTAATAAATATACAACTATTAAGGAATAATGTTATGGCAGGCGTAGGTCAAATAATTTATGGATCAGATTACAATATTGTCCAACTATCGGCAAGAAGAGTCTTAGGAGACGGATTTTTATCCGGTGGTGATCACGGATATGGTGTTACTCTTAGTTCTAGTCTAGTTCCTGCCAACAGTGTTATTACTGCGGCGCAATGGAATAACTTAATTTATGATATTAACCGTGCATATAAACATATTACAGGTAGCAACTATTCCGGGTACACTACATCAGTAAACGGTAATATTTCCTACAGTAATCTCAGCAATGCATCCGATGCCATTGCCTATGCAGACACTAACAGACTTACAGCGACTGAAGTAACACAGACTCAGGTCTACTCAAGAAGTTATTCAGGTGCATGGGGCGGTGGCAACTCGGGACTTAATACTTCGATTAGCATTAGTTTTGCCAGCACAGAACACGCTAGATATTTCTTTAATGCTGGTGGCACATTACGGATTCAAGGTACCTACAGTTATGGTAGTGCTACAGCACAGAACGATGCATGGTCTACTATGATGACTAACTTTAGCGATACTCTAAATAGAACAGGATGGTACGCCATACAAGGAGTTAGCGCCCCAATTATAACATACCAGTTAGTCGGCAGTCAGGTTGGAGTAGGGGCCGCATATGTTGCTAACTATATCTGGCTAACCTGCACCAGCATATCTCCTACAACTATTGTATATCAAGTAACATATGAAGACGATCACGTAGGTACAGGTAGTCCTACTGCTGGGCCAGATTCTGTAGACGGCACTATCGGATTTAGAGTTTACCAAAACAATCCAGACTTTAGCTCATATTATCCAACTGTTGCATACTCCAGCGGCTATTGATTTCTATAACCTTTTAGCGTATAATATAGACTACAACTCTAAGAGGTTTTATGGATGAACGGTTAGCCAAAGCGTTGGAAATTTCAAATCTGCGATTTACGCAGAGCCTAGAAAGACAACGCCTTAAAGAAAAATTAAAAAACGATTTATTGTTTGCTCACAACGGAGGACAGTTTTATATTGACCGTGCGTTTATTGCATTCTTAGGTGCAATTACCCCACATATTGGTACAAACGAAACTGTACTATTAGACGATAGAGAAAATCCTGTACTGATCAAAGATCTATCTGAGTTTACACAAACTGTGATGAATCAATACTTTACTGTAACTAATCAATATCTGTTAGAGCTAACTGCCCTAAGACAAAACCGCAGTGTTCAATCTATAGTGGGACTATGACACAGGGATGTTTATTATTTGCCCATGATGGCAAACTAGATTACGGCAGTCAGGCAGTGTTGGCCGCAAAACTGGCCGTTAAACATCTAGCAGTTCCTGTCAGTCTTGTCACTGATCAAACAACACTAGATAACATACACAGGTCATTTGATCAACTACCTTTTGACCAAATTATCCTAGTCGACAAACCCAAGGCCGATAATAAAAGATATCTGTCTAATGGAGACGACAGTGAGATTGTAGAATTTATTAATAGCAATCGGTCAACAGCATATTCATTAACGCCCTACGATAGAACATTGTTATTAGATACAGACTTTCTTATATTGAGCAATAGTCTATCTAGATTCTGGAATGATGCCAGTGATTTTCTAATAACTGTTCAAATGATTGACCTAACTTATCTAGGACACAACCAACGACATTCTAAATTAAGTCAATACTCTATAGATATGCTATGGGCTACGAATATAATGTTCACCAAAAATGAACAGACAAAATTAATATTTGATCTTGTTGAACATATAAAAGAACACTACCATTATTATGGTAGGTTATATGATTTTGATTCGACACAATATAGAAATGATTTTGCCTTTAGTGTTGCCTGTCATATACTAGGAGGACACGGTAGTGAAAAATGTTACAGCGAATTGCCTAGTCCTATCTTTATTAGAGATGTAGATCAATTGATCAATGTCAACGCCGATCAATTGACATTTTTATTAAAAGACTATAATATTCCAGACAACTATAATCTGCTAAAGACAGTAGGGCAAGATGTACACATGATGAACAAACGATGCCTGTTAGACAATTTAGATAGGTTAATGGAGTTGGCCAATGTCTAAAGGATATCTGCTAATAGCCAACAACACCGACACTGTTGATTATATTCAATTGGCCTATGCCTGTGCATTAAGCATCAAACACACCCAACCCCTTGACAATAATCAAGTAACACTAATCACTGACACTCCGGCTGCCGTCAATCAATTGCGTTGTGGATGGGTATTCAATAATGTTATAGAATATATAGGACCTAAAGGAATGGACTCTCGGTCTAGAGCATACGATCTAAGCCCATATGATGAAACTGTACTGCTTGATTCAGATATGCTATTTCTTAAACCAATGAACCATTATTGGTATTACTTAGAAAAGTACTATTTGTATGTGGCAAACAGTCCGCAGAACTATAAGGCAGAGGCATTCAATTACGGATTCTATAGAAAGATATTTGAAGAATATAATTTGCCCGATGTATATAATGCTTGGACATATTTTAAGAAGGATATTAATACCGCTGAATTTTTTGATTTGGTAAAATTAATGACCGATAATCCAGAGCCCTTTATTAAAAAGTTTATACCTAATAGCAATTTAAAAACATTGCCTACAGACGAATCATTTGCTTTGGCCATTAGGATTTTAGATATAGAAGATGAAGTAACAGGTATACATTCATTTCCTGCTATTACCCACATGAAACCTATGGTTCAAGGGTGGAAAAACTATCACGACACCTGGAAAGAAAGAGTAAGGTTTAATATTAACACAGATGCCCGTATCGATGTAAAAATCGGAGTATGGGCGCAAAAAGACCTACTACACTATGTCGATAAGGAAATTATTACATCAACTGTAATTGAATCATTGGAAACGGATATATGGAAGCGGAAAGCAGACTTAGTCACTACTATGTAACTTATAGAGCAGACGACTTATCTCCTATAAGCATCGGCACCGCAAAGCCAGAGGTCTTACCAGATGGAGTTAAATTAGCTGTCGTTGATTTTCAAATTGGTAACGATTTTATAAACTTTAGAAAATACATGCACGACTACTGTGTTATAGTCGACAATGACATTGCTGAATTTCGTCCCATCAATGTATTAACTCATTCTCGTAGGCTTAAGAATACAGGTAATATTATATTAGATCTCAACCCAAGTAATCCGTTCTTTGAAATATTAGGAATAGTATATACATACCAAAATAATAAAATTAAGCTGTTCTTAGACATAGATGACATTGATCTAGATATAAAGTTATTTTTTAAAAATATGATTGCTGAAAATCAAAAGTTTCCTCTGTTTATAACTGCATACGGGGACCCTACGCAGTTATTAGTAAGTACAGAATTTAATTTATACTCTCTAATAAAAGATAAACAATTAGAAATCGAAGTTGAGACCGGGACCGGATTAACAAAGGTAAGTTTATGGGCAATAAAATAAAAATAGCGGATATAGACTGTATCTTTATATCGTACGATGAACCTAATGCTGAAAAGCATTGGGCAGACTTATTAGACAAGTGTTTTTGGGCACAAAGAGTACAAGGAGTTAAAGGTAGCGATGCCTGTCATAAGGCCGCAGCCAATCTAAGTGCGACTGATTGGCTAGTCACAGTTGATGCAGATAATATTGTAGATCCTACATTTTTTAACTTAGAGATAGAAGTTCCTGAAAATACACAGGCTATAAGTTGGCCTGGACTCAACATAGTTAATGGGCTACGTTACGGCAACGGTGGTTTGAAAATGTGGCGTAAAGACTTTGTACTTAATATGCAGACACACGAAGCTGCCGAACATGCAAAAGGACAGGTAGATTTCTGTTGGGAAGATGGGTATCGTCATATGACAGATAGTTACAGTACAACCTATATTAATGCTACTCCGTTCCAGGCATGGCGAGCAGGATTCCGTGAGGGTGTAAAGATGAGTCTAATAGATGGAATGAAACCAGAAGATCCCAGTGTAGGTAAACTATTTTGGCACAATCGACACAGACTGTCGATATGGATGAGTGTGGGCGCTCATGTGATGCAAGGGGCGTGGGCCATGCTAGGTGCAAGACACGGATGCTGGAAAACCAACTGTACTGATTGGGACCATGTCGAAGTACGTGACTTTGATTGTCTTGCTACTATATGGAAAGAAGTTGCCAATGCTGATCCTATGGATGCTATTGTACACTACGGACACCTGTTAGAAAAAGACTTCGGCCTACGTGCTCCTTGGCTTGGTCCAGAAACTAGCGAGTTCGTTGCAGGCACATTAGACGCTCAATATACACAGGTATTAGAGCAACTCAAATGGACAATGAAGCGCAACAATGTTTGACATAACTTTTATCTCGTACAACGAACCTAATGCAGATGAAAACTGGCGTAATCTATTGGCTAGGTTTCCTTACGCAAAAAGGCTACACGGAGTTAAGGGTATACACCTAGCACATAAAACTGCGGCACAGTTACCTGGGACAAAACATCTATGGATAGTAGACGGCGATAGTACTATTAATCAAGATTTTAATTTTGATCCACCCGAAGAGATGCAGAAGAATCAATTAGATGGAATATTAGATGCCGTTTATGTGTAT